TTGATGAAATTGAATACTCTGTGGTGTATAATCTCGTTCAGGTACGGTGTGTGCCGGAGGAAATACGATTACTGTAGGTGTGCCTATAAGTTGAGCTAAGAAAGCAAAACCACCACGTGAAGATATTAGGTAAGAACAACTTGAAATTTTATCAACTAGTTGTTTAGGTGTCATAGTATAATCAAGATATTCTATACTGCGCTTAGATTTCTTTAGAGCTTTTTCTAAATCTCTCCAATATTTACTAACAACTTTTTTATCTTGCGATATCATTTTATCGCCAATATTAGCAAACGAATTATTAGAAATTAAATCCCAATCTAATGGAGGAGAATATTTGTATATACAAACAGAATCTTTTTTAGGTCTCTTCCATTGTGTTTTAGTAGGGTACCATTCCATCTGCGTTGAAAGTGGAACAAATGAATATTGTTCCATATTAATTGGGACATGTTTATACCACATATTTCTATGATTTCTATCTATGTGGGAAAAAAGATCCTTACCTCTTAAAGCACTTTTATATGTTCTTAGAATATTTCCGTAAGACCTTCTAATTTTAACAAAATCATATTCAATATCAGAACCCCACTCTTTAACCATAAAATTAACTTTATCTAAAGTAGTTTCCTTATTACTAAACCCCTTTTTCTCATGAGTTTCATCATATAAGATCTTTAACTTTATAGGCCTAATTTCGTTCATCCACATCCAATAATTCATATTGCAGACTATATCGCCATAACCATAATCGGTTATTATACTAACCCGTTTAGATAGATCCATATTGAGTTCATTTTTGAACACTGAATCTATGTTATTTGAATGATAATATTCGTGATCTAATTGATGATAATTTGCCCATCTAAAATTGGGCAAAAGTATCCTATTATCTTCAAATAATACTTTTATTGCTGTTTCTTTATTCATAATTTCCTATATTATACCTTATTTCTTTAATAATATCAAGGGTTATTTTTATTTATTTTTCGGTTGACCTTTTCGTAAAAATATGATATAATATTTAATGTTGTTGCCACCGGGAAAATATATAATTAAATCCTAATGTGAAACATATTGTATTTGAACTGTTGTTCATTGTATTGGGAAATTCTTTCTTTAAAATGTTTCAATGTATAGTTGGTATAAGATTTATAAGATAAATCATCAGCTATATCAAATAACACCGCTTCCTCTTTATTATCACCTTTTCTCAAACCCCTACCTATTGATTGTAAGTTTCTTATTTTAGATTTAGTAGGACTAGCAAAAATGATGTTGTGAAGGTTCCTAATATTAATACCAGTGCTGAAAGTACCGAAACTTGCAACAATAATTGCGTCTTTTTCTGATTCAGTGATTTTTCTGATTTCTTCTCTATTTGTTCCATCTACTCCTCCATGAACAAAAAATACTTTTCTACTTTCTCCTACTTTTTCTTTAATAATATTATATAGTATCTTACCATGTTTTTCAACGAATTGAAACAAAAGCAGTGTGTTACCTTTTTGATCAACTGCTAAATTTCTAATGAATTTATTTCTTTTAGGATGTCTAACAAGAAAATCCATTTCATCTTGATATGAGAAACTTTTACTTTCAGCTTTTACTTCATCATCATATGTCAATATGACTGCTTGAATGGAAAATTTAGAAAGGTATCCTGCATCTATTAAATCTTTAGTTTGAGTTACATTAAAAATAGGACCGAACAATCCCTCAAGAACTAACTTGTGAGTTTGGGAATCATCTAATGTACCCGTTGTACCAAATTTATATCTACACTTTTTTAACTTACTCATTACAGTAGTTAAAGATTTGGCTTTAAATAGATGAGCTTCATCTCCTACCATAAATTCGAATCCTTCAAAATATTCTTTAGGCATTCCATATATTGATTGCCAGGTTGTTATAACTACTGGTTTATCAGTTACTTTTTCCTTACCGGCACTTATAATATGACAGTTTTTTTCTACATCCCAATCACTGCTATATTCTTGAAAATCTGTATACATCTGTTGTGTTAATGATACAGTTGGTACCACTATAAGACTCCTTGTATTATAATATCTTAAAAGTAAATATATAATAAGAGATTTGCCGGAGGCTGTTGGAGATAAAAGTAAACACCTGTCATTACGAATACAATGTGTTATAGCTTTTAATTGATAATCTCTAGGTTCTAAGCTTAAAGAGAAGCGTTCACGTAACCCAGAGCTATCAGTATCAGTGTAATTACTATCACCGAACGTAAAGCCTTTATCAATTTGTAAGTCATATTCTCCGATTTCACAGAACTTTTTAATGTATCCAGCAAGCCCATAGTATAATCTCCTTGTTCTTATATCGAATAATCTAATTTTACCATCCCAAAATCCATTCTTATAGGATGATGTGAATCTAGCATTAGGAACTTCAAACGTAAAATAATCGTTTAATTCAGCTGCCTGACTTCTATCACATTCAACTAATAAATGAACATCATCAATTTTCTTTAATATCATTGTCCCATTGTAAACCGTAAAAAGTCAATAGCCGATTTAATGTTGTATCCTCTTGTATTTAGGGATTTGATAATCGATTCTAAAAACTCTACTTTTATCTTTTGATATTCCAGTTTTTGATTTGCTTCAATTAAATCATCATCTCCCTGAAGATATGTTTCTATTTTAGGTTCATATCCTTTGATTAATTTAATTTTAAATTGTTCCCAACCTAGTTCTTCTAATTCTTCCTCACTCATTTTTCCAGCATACCAAATGGTCTTATGTTTTATGAGTTTTTTATTTGCAAAAAATAACCTCTTCTGGGAGAGAGATTCATCATTATAAATTCCTAGATATTTACTATGAAGATTGGGGAGTTTTAATAATTCTGCGTCTAATTTTGTATCATCAATCTGACAATCTTTTTGCCACATTGTTTGAATGTCACTTAATTTCATAATATTTTATGCGGGTTCGTTTATCCTTGTCATTGTATAATAATTATATTGGAAAACTACGTCTACTGTGGTGTAGGTTATATCGGATTGTGTTAAATCAAATTGAACAGATCCAATAGATTTTGGCCATAGATTATAAAAATCAAATCTTAGCGATGGATTTTTAGAGCCTGTAAGAATAAATAATTGCCCTGTTGTATCCAATCCATCTTTTTTTCTTTTTTCATATCCTTCAAAACCGAAAGGCTTACCTAAACCTATTATCCATCTCTGTATTTCTTCCCAATTTTTTAAGTATTCGTCAAGGATTATCGTTATAGAAAATTCATCGAATGTTACATTATCGCCAGCTACATAATGTTGTTTATGTGGTGTAGCAACGGGTATTTCTGATATTGAAACACCTGGTAAATTGGCTGTTTGACAATAAAATTGAGTCTCTGGCATATGAGTGCATAAAAATCTAAAGCCAGTAGGTGAAAGGTAATTTATATTATCGGAACCTAGTTTTCCGGTTCGCGATGTCGTTGTTTTGTCTACGAGTGCCATTAATACCTTTAAACATAAAAAAAGGGTAAGAAGTTCTAGACCCCTTACCCTTATTTATATCACTTAATTTAATACAAGATTACATCAAGTTTGTAACTAGACAGCGCCTGTAGTAAACGTTGGTGTTGTAAGTGAGTGATCCATCGGAGGATGCTGCGGTTCCAGTGGAGAAAGGATTTGATACCATTCCGTATCGTGTTTTGAATCCAATCTTTGGCTGGAAATTATTCTCACCAACCGCACGTACCATTTGTAGTGGAACGTATGGGCAATAGAATAATCCGGCATCATATGCGCTAGAACCTTTATAGCCTAGTACAAACCAATTTGTGTCTTGGATTGTTGCATATGGATCAACATAGACTTTGTAACGACCGTTAAGTGTTCCAGCAAATGTTGATTGTGTGTCGTCAACATTAATGGAATCATTACCGGAAAGAGCAGGTGTGTAATCAAGTACACCAGCCATTTGCAGTGCAGATGCAACGTCCGAAGAAGTCATAAGGATATTTCCTTTTCCTCTACGTGTGTCGTGTCCGATTGCATTAGCTTCGCGCTCAATCTGGAACATCAGGCCCTTAAATTTCTCAACCATCCAACGACCGTTTGAATCAACATCCATATCGAATGTACCGGCATTGGCTACGTTGGTTTGGGCACCAGTTTTGGCGTTACCGTAAATTGTTCGGATAACCTCGCGGTTAATCTCTGCCAAAATCTCAGAACTCAGAATGTTTGACAATTCTGTTTCTGCGTCAAGACCATGAATTGCTTTTAAGTCTTGTGCGAGTTCCATTGTGTACTCACCTTTGAGTGCACGTGTCTTCGCTGTAACGGTCACCTTATCAATTGAGAAGGCCATTTCTGCGAAAGCGTTGGTACTAGAATCTCCAAGTGCTTCACCAAGTGCCGTAGTCATTCCACGACCTGGGAGATAAGCAGTTGAACTTGAAGCAGCAGCTGCTGGGTTACCATTAGCGGTGTGTGCAGAAGTACCAGCTGCATCTGTTCCAGACTTTCCTGAATCAGCTTCACTGAAAAGTGCTTCTGAACCGGTCTGGGATGCATAACGGGACTTCATGGCGAAAATTAAGCCAGTCGGACCAGTCATTGGTTGAACTCCGCAAACATCGTATGCGATCAAAAGAGGCATACTTCTGCGAACTAAGGAAATAAGTACAGGATCATAACCTTTTATATTTCCAGCTGTAGTACCCATACCGGCACCAACAGCGTTCCCAGGAGCGTCCTCAAATAAAATAGTAGACCCACCTTCTTCCATGATTGATTTTTCCTCATTCTCCAACAAAACAGCTGTAACAGCTTTTCTATAAGAGTCTTTTATCTGAGGAAGATCAGGATGGTCGAGTACAGGACCCCATTTTTCTTGTAAAGTTTCAGATAAATACATCGTTATTCTCCTGAATGTATCATTAAAATTTAAAAATTGTTATTACTAATTATCTAACATGTCTTGAAATAGCTGACATATAGTGTTCCATTCCTTCTTTAAGGATTGGTCTTTCGTCGATTTCTTCTTCATTACTATGTGTTTCAATGTCTTCGACCAGAGCAACTTTCTTTTCTTCTGTTGGAAAGTAATTTTCTTTAAGAACTTCGACTTTAGTTTCGTAGTCCTCTGCGTCTTCAGCTACAACATTTTCAGCTAATTCTGCCACTTTTTCTTTCTGGGTCTCAGTAAGGTCTTTCGTCAATGACGATAAAACTTTTTCTTTTTTAATCTTTGTGAGTTCTGATTGAACTTCAACATTTTTACTAACTTGCTCGTTCAGTTCTTTTTCTAAGTCTTCAACTTTACCGAACAGGTCATCTACTACATCAACCTTCTCTTCAGGTATGGTGATATAGTGCTCTGTAAATAGATCTTTTAGTCCAACGAGGAATCCTTCGGTCAATTCTGAACGAATTCCTTTTTCGATGGCTAATTTATTATCTTTTACCCACTCTTCAGAAACATAATTGAGGTAATTATCTACCTTTTCTACAATTTCTTCTTGATAAGATTGTAATTCTTCTTGCAATCGTCCTTGCATAGATTCTTCAAGTTCTTGTTCTTTTGTAAGAACAACCTGATTTACTTTTGCTTGAACTGCCGCTTCAAAAATAGTACTTGCTTTAGATTTGAATTCAGGTGAAAGTTCTTCGCCTGCGGTTAATGCATCAATGTCATCTTGGACATCAAGTGGTCTAACATCGGTTTCTTCTTCCGCACCTTCTTGAAGTTCTAGGGAACTAAGAATTGATTCATACTGCCCGGCAATCTGATCTTTTTTCAGTTTACCAAGTTTTTCGTAA